GTAAGTGAAAAGTCTTTGGGTCGGGCAACTGCTTGGCTTTATCTTCGGCTGGTTTATTAAGAATGCCAGACAAGTCCACAGCAGCGATATCAAATTCAGTCATCAGATTTCTCCATTTTTTGCACGAGGTCATTAATAATGTTTTCTGCTAGGTTAAGACCTCGGATTACCCCACAGATACTTCGATACTCTTCAATGTCAGCGGCTCTACCGCTTGCAACATGAAAAGCTTGCTCTTCCTTCAACTTTTCAATCTCTTTGGCGACGTGCGCCAATAGTTTGTAGTCGTTCAATCTTTCTCCCTTTTAGGTCTTTGAGATGCTCTTTGTGCAGATTGAACTGCCATCTGAGCGCGGTGCTTGGCGATGTCAGCGCCAATTTTGGTACCTTCAATAAGCTGTTGCTTTTGAAGTTTGTCTTTTGCAGCGGCTGCGCTTGCACCAACTTGCATAGCCGCGATTTCTTTCTGTGCTGCAATCCGTGACTCTTCGATACGAAGCTGGTCAGCTTTAGCCGCTGCATCAATCTGTTGCTTCTGTACTTTAAGCTGCAACTCTTGCATCTTGATTTGCAACTCTTGTTGTTGCATCTGAACAAGCGGGTCTTGCGCTTGCTGCTGCGCTTGCTGTTGAGCCGCCATTGATTGAGCCTGTTGAGTCATACGTGTAGACGCTTGTGCAGCAAGTTGTGCAACTTGTGCAGCCACTTCTGGAGCCATGTTCTTTTCTTGCTCTTCTGTTGGTAACAGCAAGCCAACTGTCTGCTCAACTTCTTTACGATATGCGTATGCCAAGTGCTCGTTAATGTGAGCCATCATCGCAGCCATAAGTGCTTGACCTTGTGGGGTCTGCCCAACTAAACCCATGATCTTGGGGTTCTGAAGCATGCTTGTGTGCACTGCAATATGCGCTTGATGGTCTTGTTCAATAAACGCTTTAACAGGCTTGCCGGTCAGAACGTTTTGATTCTCTTGCACTGGGTCTGTAGCTTTAGCATCGTCCTCAATTGGGATCAACTTAGCTGCGTTCTTGATGCCCAACACCTCAATCATCTGGCGGTGCAAGAGTGGCAAGTTGTAGAGTTGTGGTGCTGTCTGCGCAAGTTGCAGCGCAGCTTGGTACTGCACAATCTTCTGCGCCATCGTTGCAGCGTTTGGATCGCTCACAGGAATCACAGCGACCATGTCGTAGTCAGACTTCTTAGCACGACGTGAACCATCGACTGGCTCGTAGTCATACTCTTCTGGTGTGTAGTCAGCAATGATTGCTTTTAACAGACGGAACTCTTGACGCATCGAGTAGTGCATACGTGCTTGCACAGCGCCCATCACTTTAAGTGTGCGCTCAAGAATAGCCAGTGTTGTACCCACGGGTGCTTGCGCACTCATGTCGCTGACGTTCATATCTCCTGCGGATGCAAACTGCCTACCTTCTTGCACGATGTTTTGGAACAAGGCGAAGAGAACCTGACTTGGTTCCTTGTAAGGTAGTGGTAGGATGTTGTCTCGGATGGATCCACTCGGTACATCAACATCACGAAATTCTCCCGGTGCAATTGGCGTGTCGTCACCTTTGACTCGTAAGCCGCGAGACTTAAGGCCACCGGGTAAATTAGACAAAGTGCCAGCGTCAACGAGCTGACGAATAAGCATAGTCGCTGACTTAGCGTAGCCTCCGATGAGGTGTATGAGACCGTATCCATAAAAGCCAAACCCCGGAATGTATTGATAGTGAACAAAGTGCTGGCGCTTGATGTGTAGCGAGTCGTCCTCGTACCAATTGCGGCGAATGGCAAGAATCTTAGCTGTGCCCTTCTCAACAGTCACCACATACGGCAGTGCTATCCCTGTAGGCTCGCCATCTTTATCTTTGTGCTCGTAACCTTTTAAGTCAAGGTCAACGTGCATCTCAAGTATGCGGAACCTCTCATCCTGCACCGCTGACATGCCCGTCTCTTCAGCTTTCTGCTTCTCAATATCATCAAGCTCACCGGACGGCTCACCCAAGTCTACGTCGCTATAGAACCCAGCATCTTGCAGCTTAAGAATCTCATTCTCAGTCTTACGCATCACGTGCGTAACGCGCTCGGCACGCTCTAAGTTAGACGCGCCATAAGGAACAACAATGTCTTCTGCGGGGATGAACATCGCAACTTGACGTCCAATGCTTGGGTCGTAGTAGACCTTCTTAAATGCTGAACCTGCACTTGGCAAATTCCACAACATCTTTTCATGCTCTGTGCGGTACTCAGGCATTTTCTCGGTGAGATTGTAGTTCATATCCTCTTCAACGCGCTGAGCAGACTCTTTCTTCTCTGGCGTTTCTTTACCTAGAATCTTTGTACGGCACGGGCCTGATGCTGGGAAAGTCTCCATTACTGTATCTGATTGGAAACGTACAACTGCTTCGGTAATCATTGGGTGGAACACGCCGCATGCGCCATCCCATGGCTCGGTTCTTTCTTCAAACTTCAAACCTAACAGCGTAATACCGTCTTTGTACATCTTCTCCCAATCCTTGCGTGATGCAAGGTCGTTGTCAATGTCTTCAGCTAAATCACTGGCAAGACTTTCTACAACTGACGGAGGTAAGACTTCAACTAAGTTTTCATTAAACTCGTCGTTATCTTCGCCTTTTTCTATTTCAAGTATCTCTTCGCCGTCAGCGCTAATGCGCACGGCTTCTGGATCTTCGATCTCAATCTCAATATCCGGTTCTTGGTCTAGTGCATCAAGCCCTGCAGGAGCTTGGTACAAACTTTTCTCGATGCTCATTTTTTGGTTCCCAAATTAATAGTAAGCCGCACGTCTGCGGTACTTGTAATACATATCATCTTGTTCGTCAGTTTCGAGGCTGATGAACCCACCTTGCCTATAGCGTAGCAGTGCCTGAGTAGTAGTATCCACGAAGTCGTCGTGTTCGCCAACAGGAAATGCTGCAATCTCTTCAATTACTTCGCGTGCCCAACGAGTGTCTGGTGCCCACACTTTACCACTGGTGAACAGGTCAGCTACCGCATTTAACCTGACCATCTTGTCGTTGCCTCGGGATGGAGTGAACTCTTGCACGGGTATCCCAATCTTGCGTAACTCTTGAATTAGTGGTGCTCCGGATGCTTTTTTCTCAATGATGAACGCATCTGGTTCCCACTCTTTGTAGTGCTTTAGCGCAGTTACTTTCAGATCCGGAAAGGTCATCCGTTCCTTAAAAGCGTCGAGCAGAATGACATTTGGGTTGCCCCTATCCTCGTGGCGATAGAACACGCCCCAAGTTGTGCATGCCGAGAAGTCACTTGTGTTCTTTGTTTCAAACGCCGTATCCCAAGACTGAATGACGTACTCACACTTGGGTGGATCGTCGTCTTCCCATATTTTCCAGTCCTTCCGAGACACCAGAGCCGCCATATCTGAGGTGGGGTTCTGCATGTACTGAGCGTTCCAGTACCGTGGGTCGATCGAAGCCTGTGTATTCTTCAGCGCATCTAGGCTCCACTGGGCAGGCCACAAGGATTTCTCATGATCCGTCCCAGCATCTAGGATGGCAGGCAGCTCAACAATCTCCCAAGGAATAGTGTCTGGGTTTTTTATCTGGTAGTCGATCAAACGCCCGGTCAAATCTAGAAGAGACCAACGCGTCATCACAATAATGATCGCACCGCCCGGCATCAGACGTTGTAGCGGTCCGGTCTGAAACCAAGACCACGCGTTGTCAAAAGTCGCCCGGCTGTTTACTTTTATGTCTTGTTCGGAGTGTGGGTCGTCAATAACAAATAAGTCAGCACCGCGTCCGGCGAGCGCACCACCGACACCAACAGCGTAATACTGACCACCAGCCCCAGTAGACCATTTGCCAGCCGCTTTTTGGTCATCTGCGACCACTGTATTTGGAAATACTTCATGGTATTCCTCACTTTCAATCAAGTTACGCACTCGCCGACCAAAGTCCTCGGACAAGCCAGCCGTGTGCGTAGCCATGATAATCTTTTTGCTTGGGTCTTGACCCAGAAAGAACGCCGGAAACAGGTAAGACGAGAACTCCGAC